ACCACCTATGGCGGCCCGGCCAACCTGCTGGAGGCGGCCAACACCATGGGCCTGCCACTCTATGCCCGCCAGCATCTCGACGAGAAAGGCCGCTGGATCGATCTGATGACCGAAGCCTCGATCCTGCCAGTGAACAAGCGGCCGCGCATCGCGATCCGCATTCACACGTCGAACTGACGGGTCCGCCATGAATGTCTTGGTTTCCGCCATGGATCGCATTTACGCCAATCCGTCCATGGCGGTGGCGGCCCTGTGGATCTCTGCCACCACATCAGAGGAAACGCCCATCCGCGTCATCCGCCGCGCCCCGGACCGCATCACCGAATTTGGAGCTGCGCGCTTTGTCAGCGATACCATGATGGTGGATGTGCGCGTCTACGACCTAGCCAACCCCCGTCCCGGCGACTTGATCGTGGTCGGGGCAGACAGCTTTACGATTCAGGGAGAACCCACGCGGGATCGTGAGCGTCTGATCTGGTCGCTGGACCTGCGGCCAACATGAGGCTGAGGATCGAGATCAATCCCGACTTGGTCGCCCTGATGCAGGCTGAGATTGCTGCTGGCGAAAAAGCAGTGTCAGCCGCCATGCGAGAGGCGGGCGGCGGTTTGAAGTCGGCCTGGCGCACGCAGATCACCGGCGCAGGGCTAGGCACGAGGCTGGGCAACAGCATCCGTCTGGCAACTTTTCCCAAGACCAGCGACAGCCTGAACGCGGCGGCGCTGGTCTGGTCCAAGGCCCCGGTGATCATCGGCGCGCATGATACCGGCCCGCTGATCCGGTCGCGGGATGGGTTCTGGCTGGCGATCCCAACTGCTGCCGCTGGCAAAAGCAGCAAAGGCGGTCGGATCACCCCCGGCGAATGGGAGCGCCGCACAGGGTTGCGCCTGCGTTTCATCTATCGCCGCCGGGGGCCAAGTCTGCTGGTGGCCGAGGGGCGGTTGAACACCAAGGGGCGAGCTGTGGCGTCCAGGTCCAAGACCGGACGCGGCGTGGCAACCGTCCCGATCTTCCTGCTGGTGCCGCAGGTCAAGCTGCGCAAACGGCTGGATCTGGCGCGGGATGTAGAGCGGGCGGTGGATGGTGTGCCAGGGTTGATTATGTCAGCATGGCTTGATGAGCGACCTTGATATCTCCCTAGCGGACCCATACGGTTTTAGGAGAAAAAAATGGACCTTGTGGGCGAATGTGAAGACAGAGGCAAAGCTATGAAGAAATTGCGAAATCCGAGCAAATGGCTACCTACTTGCGGTCTGGGTGCCTTTGTTATCCTCATGTCAATTATGGCATATGCTTCACCCTCACGGGCGGAGCCTGGCGAGGTGGCACAACGGTTCTTCGAAAGCCTTGTTCGCGGCGACGCCCGTTCTGCAACGCTAATCGTAACAAGCTCAGACCAGGAATGGCCCGAGGCTCTGGGACGTTATCGTGCATGGCTAAGTAGCAGACCTGTATTTCCGTCGCTCTGGAACGTGTCGGTGGCCAGCGCGCAGGTGAACGGAGATAACGCTCGGATTGAAATTCGCATTTCGCACCCCGAGATCGAGGAGTTGATCTCGCGAACCAGAAGCGCCGCATTTGTCACACCAGAGTTCCTTTCCGCATACCTTGAACGCGATGTGCCAATGTCAGAACTACACCTTACGGTCGAAATGGTCAGGGAGGCCGCCGAGGAGTGGCGCGTGTCTACGAACGCGGCACAGATCGCGTGGCAGAGCGCTATCGCCTATCCACCTCGGGTCAATTTTTCACCGCTGAACACGACGGAAATTCTCGAATTTCGGGCAAGTCTTCTCGATAGGTTTCCTAACCGCAACAATGAGGTGGAGCAACTGACCCGGCCGTTGGTCGCGTCCACATTGGCGGCCGAAGGTGTCAGCTTTTCCGATATCACCATCGCGGCCGAGAGTCCGAGATGGCGGGAAGGTGTGTATGACGTCAGGTTCACTGTGGAAAATCGATCTGAGTACGTCGTTGAGTACCTTAAGGTTGCCATCATCGTACGAAATGACGCCGGACAAATTATCGAACGGGACGATCTTCAGGTGTTTTACTCCGGCAGTCTTCCGCAAGGGCTGCTTCCCGAAGAGCAATTGGTTGAGAGTTCTGGTCTACGGGCTCAGAATCTAGACGAAACTCCCGTGACAGCGGAGATCGCGATCATTGATCTGCGCGCAAGATAGTATAACGCGAGATGCCCACCACACGCGAAACCGTCCTCGCCGCGCTCCACGCGCGGCTGCAGCCCCTTGCCGCTCTCACCTTGCGTGACGAGGTTTTACCCGAACGTATCCCGCCCGCTGGCCTAATCATCCTGCGCGACGGACAGCCGGGCGAACCGGAGGTCACGCTGTCGCCCCTGCGCTATCACTACCAGCATCGGGCCGAGCTCGAGGTGGTCGTCCAAGCACCGAATGGCCGGACCAGCGCCTGCGACACCCTGATCGCTACCATCGGCGCAGCGCTGGAAACCGACCGCACGCTGGGCGGCCTTTGCGATTGGGTCGAGCCGGAGGCCCCAGCCTCGGTAGATCTGCCGATTGAGGGCGCGGCGGCCCTGAAGGCGGCGGTGATCACGGTCGTTTTGCACTACACCACCACAGGCCCGCTGGCCTGACACCCCGACAATAAGGAGAAAGATATGGCACGTGCGCAAGGCGCGCGGGCGCAGATGGCGCTTGCGTATGAGACAGTTTACGGGACCCCGCCACTCAGTGGTTTCACCAAAATGCCCTTTGCCAGCACCTCTCTGGGATCGGAGCAGCCGCTCCTGAACAGCGAGTTGCTCGGCTATGGTCGCGACCCGCTGGCCCCGATCAAAGATGCGGTCACCGCTGATGGCGATGTGATGGTCCCGATCGACGCTGAAGCCTTCGGGTTCTGGCTGAAGGCGGCCTTCGGTGATCCGATGACCTCTGGCGCGGGGCCCTACACCCATGAGTTCCGCTCGGGCAGCTGGACCCTGCCATCAATGTCGATCGAGACCGGCATGCCCGAGGTGCCGCGCTTTGCGATGTATTCCGGCTGCGTGCTGGATCAGCTCTCGTGGCAGGTGCAACGCTCCGGCCTGCTGACCGCTACCGCCCGGCTGGTGGCACAAGGCGAGACCATCGCCACGACGACCAGCGCAGGCACGCCTGCTGAACTGGACCTGAAGCGGTTCGGGCATTTCAACGGCGCGATCAGCCGGAACGGCACGGCGCTGGGCAACGTGGTATCGGCGGAAATCACCTATGCCAACAACCTCGACCGGATCGAAACAATCCGAAGCGACGGCAAGATCGACGGGGCAGACCCGTCCATCGCAGCACTGACAGGCCGGATCGAGGTCCGCTTTGCCGACAGCACGCTGGTGACGCAGGCGATCAACGGCGATCCCTGCGAGATCAGCTTCGCCTATGTCCTGCCCTCCGGGGATAGCTTCACCTTCACCGTTCACGCCGTCTACCTGCCGCGACCCCGGATCGAGATTTCCGGACCGCAGGGCGTGCAGGCCACTTTCGACTGGCAAGCCGCCAAGGGCACCAGCCCCGCCCGCATGTGCACCGCAACCCTGATCAACGATATCGAGGCCTACTGATGATCCGTCTGAACCTGACCGCTACGCCGCAATGGCTGGACCTCGCCCCCGGCTTGCGCCTGCTGGTGGGCCCCCTGACCACCGCCCTGATGGTATCGGCCCGCGTCGATCCGGCAATCGAAGGGCTGCCCGATGGTGCTTCCCAAGAGGAACTGGCGCTGGCCATGGCGAAAGCCGTGGCACGTCGCGCGGTGCTTGATTGGGAGGGTGTCGGTGATGACGCGGGCAACATCGTACCAGTCACCCCCGAGGGCATCGACGCGCTGCTGGAAATCTGGCCGGTCTTCGAGGCGTTCCAGACCCAATACGTCGCGCGTGGCCTAATTCTGGACGTCGAAAAAAACGTCTCCGCGCCCTCGCCGACTGGTCCTTCGGCGGGGGCGACCGGTACTGTGCGGCCTGCCAAGCGCGCTGCCCCGAGTGCCCCGCAAGACTGAACCAGCCCCAGACGCAGGAGGGCTGGCAGGTCTGGGATCTGGTCGGCCGCCTCGGGGGCCAACTACGTGTGATCCCCGGCGCTGTCTTGGGCTGGGACATGGGCGCGGCTCTCGCCATGGCTCGGGCCCTTGGGATCGACCCCCTGATCGCCGCCGAACTGCTGCCCGAGATCGAGGCGGTGATGGTGCGCAAACTGAACGAACAGATGGAAGGAAGCCACGATGGCTGAGAAACGGGTCTCTGTCCGCCTCGTGGCGGAGGGCGGCCGACAGGTGCGCGCCGAGTTGGAAGGCATCGGCGATGCTGGCGCGCGGGGTTTCGGCCGTCTGTCGACCGAGATGGAGCTGGCCAATACCCGCCTCGCCAGTTTCGCCCGCAAGGCCGGGATTGCGCTTGCGGCGGTGACCGTCGCCGTGGCCGCCGCTGGCGTGGCCATGGTCCGCTCGGGCCTCACCAATGTCGACGCACAGGCCAAGCTCGCCCAATCCATGCAGACCACTGTCGAAAGCGTCCAGACCCTGACATGGGCCGGGGAGCTGGCGGGCGTGTCGATGGGCGAGATCGAACAGGCCACAAAGAAGCTGACAACTCGGCTGTCGGAGGCCGCGACCGGGTCGGGATCGGCAGTCGCGGCCCTGCAACGCCTGAACCTGACGGCCGCGCAACTGCAGGCCCTGCCGCTCGACCAGCGCATCGTCGCCATTCAGGAGGCCTTGAATCAGTTCGTGCCCGAGGCGGAACGTGCCGCTGTCGCCTCTGATCTGTTTGGCGACCGGGCAGCACTGGCGTTTCTGCGCATCGACCCGGCAACCCTGCGTGAGGCAGCGCAGGATGTGCGTGACTTCGGCGTGGCGGTCAGTGCCAGCGATGCCGCCCAGATTGAGCGTACCGGCGATGCCATCGCCCGCCTCAGCCTGATCTGGACCGGTCTCGTCAACCGCCTGACCGTCGCCGTTGCACCGGCGCTTGAGACGATTGCCACCAAACTTGCCGACATGGCGCGCGCGACCGGTCCCATCGGGCGTGCGATCACGTCGCTGTTCGACAACCTCGGACGGCTGACCACCTATGCCGCGACCTTCGCAGGCATCATGGCCGGGCGCTGGGTGGCGGGCATGGCCGCAGCTGCCCTGTCCGTGCGCGGACTGGCCACAGCACTGGTCTTCCTGCGCGGCGCGCTGATCCGCACCGGGATCGGGGCGCTGATCGTCGGCGCGGGCGAATTGGTCTATCAGTTCACCCGCCTGGTCGAACGGGTTGGCGGCATTGGAGAGGCGTTCCGGCTGCTTGGCGATCTTGCAAAAGAGGTTTGGTCCCGCATGGGATTGGCACTGGATGGTGCGCTGGCACAGATGGCGGCCGGGTGGGAAGGCCTGAAGGCGGCCGGGCTTTCGGCGCTTGAGGGCATGATCGCGGGCGTGGTCAGCTTCGGCGACCGGACGGCGGCCATCTTCCAGGGGGCTTATGATGCAGCCGTGGCGATCTGGGGCAGTCTGCCCGGTGCCATTGGTGACTTTGCCTTCCAGGCCGCAAACGGCCTGATTTCCGGCGTCGAGGCGATGCTGAACGGTGTCGTCACCCGGATCAACAGTTTCATCAACGGGTTGAACGCAGCACTTGCACTGCTGCCGGAATGGGCAACGGGCGAAGGTGGCATCAGGATCGGCACGCTGGATCCCTTGGAACTGGCGCGGATCGGCAACCCGTTTGAGGGTGCGGCAACCGCAGCGGGTGCCGCCGCAGCCGATGCCTTCTCCGCCGCGCTATCGCGCACCTATCTGGAACCGCCTGACCTCGGTCTTGGGACGATGGCCGATGACGCCCGCGCCGATGGTTACCGCGAAGCTGCAGGCATGCTCGCCGATGCCGCTGGCCGCCCTTTGGCCAGCTGGCAAGCCCTGCGCGACGCGGTAACCGGCAGCGGGGCGGAGGCTGAAGCCGCACTGGCCGATGCTGCGGCCTCGGCCGACACACTCGGGCTGGAATTGGACGAGACTGCCGCTGCTGCCGGTGGTGCAGGAGCTGCCGCGCGCGCTGCCGGGGCGGCAGCAGCCGAGGGCGCGGAGCAAGCCGCAACCGGCTGGGGCGCAGTCACCGCAGCACTCGCCGACTATGCCGCCAAGGCCCGCGATATTGGTGGCGATATCGGCCAGACACTGGTCGGCGCATTCCAAAGCGCCGAAAACGCGGTGGCTACTTTCGTCAAAACCGGCAAACTGGATTTTCGCGACCTGGTCACATCGATGATCGCCGATCTGGCCAAGCTGGCGGCGCGGCGCTTCATCCTCGGGCCCATTGCCAATGCCCTCTCGGGCGCGCTGGGCGGAGCGGGCGGTTTGTTTGCGGATATCCTGCATGGCGGTGGCGTAGTCCGCACGGCGGGCAGCCAACGCCTGGTGCCAGCCATGGCCTTCGCCGGTGCACCACGTATGCATTCCGGCGGCTGGGCAGGCATCAAACCCGACGAGGTTCCGGCAATCCTGCAACGGGGTGAGCGCGTCCTGTCGCGCCGGGAGGCGGCTGGCTATGGCCAGTCCAGCGCCCCCGCCGTCAACATCACCATCATGGCACGCGATGCGGAGAGCTTTCGGCAATCGCGCACGCAAGTCGCGGCCGACATCGCCCGCGCTGTGTCGCTGGGCCGGAGGGGCATGTGATGGCGACCCCGCAAGTGGGAACCGGTTGCGGGGACCAGAGCACGAACAACGGAGAATATTGATGGCATTTCATGAGGTTCGGTTTCCCGACAACATCAGCCGTGGCGCTCGCGGTGGACCGGAACGGCGCACTCAGATTGTCGAGCTGGCAAGCGGCGACGAGGAGCGCAACGCCAGTTGGGCCAACTCGCGGAGGCGGTTTGACGTGGCCTACGGAATCCGCCGTGCCGATGATCTGGCGGCAGTCGTCGCCTTCTTCGAGGCACGGAACGCTCGCCTGCATGGCTTCCGGTACAAGGACTGGGCCGACTACAAATCCTGCCTGCCGTCGCAGGCGATCACCGCGACCGACCAGCCCATCGGCACCGGAAATGCCGCCGTCACGACCTTCGCACTTCTGAAACGCTACGCTTCCGGCGCGCAGGGCTGGACCCGTGCCATCGCCAAACCGGTTGCGGGCACGGTTCGAATTGCGCTGGGCATGGTGGAGCAGATGTTCAGTTGGACCGTCGACAGCACCACCGGCAGCGTCACCTTCGCCGTTGCCCCCGGCGCGGGCGTCGCGATCACCGCAGGCTTCGAATTCGACGTCCCCGTCCGCTTTGACACTGACGTGCTCGACGTCACGCTCGATATCGAACGGTTGGGTTCGATCACCTCTATCCCACTCCTGTAGATCCGCAGATGATGTGCTAGGCCTCGCCCATCATCGCCTTCACGTCCTTGATACGGGCAAACAGTGTCATCGGCTCTGCTGCCGTTTCGGCAAACCCAGCATCAAGATAGAATGCTCTGGCACGGTCATTCAGAGCGTGGACAAGGATGGCCGCGATGCCAACTTCATGTGCAGCGCCCGTGATCCGCAGCACAGCATCGCGCAGCAGCGCCCGACCAAGACCGTTGCCCTGCTCAGACGCATCAATCGCCAAACGGCCGAGCACGATGACCGGGATCGGGTCCGGCATGTTCTGTTTGAGCTTGCGCGGCATCAGATCGAGGCTCACCGATCCGGCCGCCAGCGCGTAGAAGCCGACAACCCTCGCCCCCCGGCAGGGCACGAAGGTCCGTGATGCCCCCGACGCCTGATTGGCCTGCGCCTTGCGCTTCAACCACGCATCAAGCGTCGGCGCACCAGAAGCGAAGGCATCAACCTGATGGGTATCGTTCAGGGGTTCGGGTGCTGTCAGCGGCCCTTCACCGGGCGTCACTTGTCCCATGGAGCTGGTGTGGCCAGCAGCTTGCGCAAGCGTTCGTTCGGCGCAGGTGGCGCATCCAGCTGCGCCATGAAGGCTCCGAACTGATCGGCATCCAGCCGAAACGCGGTGCGGTCCAACAACGCATCCTCAGCGGCCTGCCGACTGGCCTCCATCATGAACTCCGAGCGGTTCTTGCCGAGTGCCGCCGCCGCACGGTCGATCAGATCGCGGTCCCGAGGGGTTACACGAAGGTTGATCAGCGACCGGCGCTGGGCGTCCTCATTGGGTATCATGGCAACCATTTCGCATTCTCCTGCGATGAATTCACCCTATATGTAAAGACAACAGATTTACATTTCAACTGCAGAACGGACGTAAAGAATGAAAACCCTCTCCCCTGCGCTGCAGGCCCATCTCGACGATGGTACAACCACGCTGTCTTGGTGCTGGAGGATTTCGCGGGCGGACGGCGTGGCGCTGGGCTTCACCGATCATGACCGGGTGCTTGCCTTTGACGGTACCGAATTTGAGCCTGAAAGTGGTTTCGCCGCCTCGGAAATCCGGTCTGGCTCCGATCTGGCCGTCGATGCGCAGGACGCGACCGGCGTGCTGACCTCGGACCGGATCACCGAGACTGACATTCTCGACGGGCGCTGGGACAATGCGGCGGTGGAGCTGTGGCGGGTGAACTGGGTCGACACCAGCCAGCGTGTCCTGCTGCGCCGGGGTGCGGTCGGACAAATCCGGCGCGGCCGCATGGCCTTCGTGGCCGAGGTCCGCTCGCTCGCACATGTGCTGGGCCAGACTGTCGGGCGGACGTTTCAGGCGGGATGTGACGCCCGCTTGGGCGATGCGCGCTGCGGGATCGATCTGGAAAACGCTGTCTACAAGGGCGCGGGCGTTATCACCTACCTCTTGCGTGACCGAGCATTCATGGCATCGGGCATCGCAGGGTTTGACGCAGGCTGGTTCACCTCTGGAACCCTTACATGGACCAGCGGCGCAAATGTCGGTCGGATGACCGAAGTTCTGGCCCATGGCCTGACCGATGCCATCGCGACCCTGACCCTGCTGGAAGCACCGGTGCGCAGCATCGGCGAGGGAGACAGCTTCATCGCCCGCGCAGGCTGCGACAAGCGCATCGCCACCTGTGGGGCGAAGTTCGCCAACACCGCCAACTTTCGCGGGTTTCCCAACATCCCGGGGCAGGACGCAGTGCTGCGTTATGCCAGCCAGGACGGCGGCCATGAGGGGAGCGTGCTGTGATGAATGACGTTTCCGTTGGAAACGGCGGGCGGCAGTGCATCGTCTCACGATGCACGAGAGCCATCGCTGATCCCGTCCTCGTTGTCGCCACAGCGCGGGCATGGCTCGGCACGCCCTATCACGACCAAGCCAGCCTGCGCGGGATCGGCTGCGACTGCCTCGGGCTGGCACGCGGCGTCTGGCGCGACGTGGTCGGGAAAGAGCCTTTTCCGATCCCGCCCTACAGTCGGGATTGGGGAGAGACAGGGCCGCACGAGGTGCTGGCGAACGGTGCCGCATCGATGTTGATCCCGATTGCAATGAGTGATGTCGGTCCCGGCGCGCTGGTCCTGTTCCGCATGGCCCCGCGCGCCATCGCCAAGCATGTCGGGATCCTGACCACCCCCGACCGCTTCATCCATTCATACGAACGGCTTGGCGTCGTCGAGGAAATCCTGACCCCAACTTGGCGACGGCGCATCGCCTTCGCCTTCCTGTTCCCTCAACGCTGAGACCCCACACATGGCAACACTTGTCCTCGGCGCCGTCGGCTCCGCAATCGGCGCTGGTTTTGGCGGTGCCATCCTCGGCTTTTCCGGCGCTGCCATCGGTGGATTCATCGGCTCGACCATCGGGTCGGTTGTCGATAGCTGGATCGTGTCGTCCCTCGCCCCCGCCCAGCGGATCGAGGGCGCGCGGCTGGACAGCCTGCGCATCACCTCCTCCACCGAAGGCGCCGTGATCCCGCGCCTTTACGGGCGGATGCGGATCGGCGGCAATATCATCTGGGCCACGGATTTCCGCGAGGAGGTCAACACCACCAGTCAGGGCGGCGGCAAAGGTGGTGGGCCGAAGGTCAAAACCACGGAATATCTTTACTACGCCAGCTTCGCCGTCGCATTGTGCGAGGGGGAGATCACCGGCATCGGCCGCGTCTGGGCTGACGGCAAGCCCATGGATATGACCGGGGTCACTTGGCGTTGGTATCCCGGCGACGAGGCGCAAAGCCCCGATCCGTTCATTGCAGCCAAAATGGGGGCGGCCAACACCCCCGCCTATCGCGGCACCGCCTATGTGGTGTTTGAAGAGCTGGACGTCAGTGCCTTTGGCAACCGCCTGCCGCAGATCAGTTTTGAAGTGTTCCGGCCGCTGGCTGATGCCGACACTGCTGAAGGTCTGGTCAAGGCGGTGACGCTGATCCCGGCCTCTGGCGAGTTCAGCTATGCGACCGTGCCGGTCAAGAAATCCACCGGTGCCGAGAACCTGAATGCCATTTCCGATACCGCCGATATCGTTGTGGCGCTGGATCGTTTGCAATCGATGGCACCGGCGGTGGAGAGTGTGTCGCTGGTGGTTGCCTGGTTCGGTGATGATCTGCGGGCAGGCAATTGCAAGGTTCGGCCTGGCGTCGAGGTTGCGGCCAAGACCACGACACCCTCGTCCTGGTCGGTAAATGGCGTCAGTCGCGCCAGTGCCTTTCTGGTCAGCCGGGATGCCGAAGATCGCCCCGTCTATGGCGGAACACCGGCGGATTTCGCAGTGGTGCAGGCGATCAAGGAAATGAAGGCGCGTGGCCTGCGGGTGACCTTCTATCCGTTCCTGCTGATGGATGTGCCGAGCGGCAACACCAAGCCCAATCCATATAGCGCCAACGCTGCCGGGGTGGGCCAGCCGACTTTTCCCTGGCGCGGGCGCATCACTTGTTCCCCGGCGGCGGGTTACGCCGGGTCCGTGGACAAAACTGCCTCGGCCGCGACGCAGGTTACCGCGCTGTTCGGCACCGCAACGCCCGCCAGTTTCAGCGTCGCCGGCGAAAATGTCAGCTGGATTGGCCCGGTTGGCGAATGGGGTCTGCGCCGGATGATCCTGCATTATGCGCATCTGTGCAAAGCCGCTGGTGGCGTCGACGCTTTCCTGATCGGGTCAGAAATGCCCGGACTCACAACCATCCGCTCGGGTGCCAGCACCTATCCCGCCGTCACCTCATTTAAGAGCCTCGCGGCCGATGTCCGGTCCATTCTCGGCGCTGGGCCCAAGATCGGCTACGCCTCTGACTGGTCGGAATATTTCGGGCACCATCCAAGCGACGGCTCAGATGACGTGTATTTTCACCTCGACCCGCTCTGGTCTGACGCGAACATCGATTTCGTCGGCATCGACAACTACATGCCGCTGTCGGATTGGCGCGACGGGTTTGATCATGCCGACGCCGCGCTGGCTCCCGCAATCTATGACCGATCCTACCTGCAATCGAACATCACCGGCGGCGAGGGGTATGACTGGTTCTATGCCAGCCCGGCTGACCGAACGGCACAAAACCGCACGCCGATCACAGATGGCGCTGCAGGCAAGCCATGGGTGTTTCGCTTCAAGGATCTGCGGGCTTGGTGGTCGAACCCGCATTACAACCGACCCGGTGGCGTGGAGAGCGGGACACCCACCGCTTGGGTGCCGCAATCAAAACCGATCTGGTTCACCGAGTTGGGCTGCCCGGCCATTGATCGTGGCACCAACCAGCCCAACGTGTTTTTTGATCCGAAATCGTCAGAAAGCTTCACGCCATACTTTTCACGCGGCTGGCGTGACGATGCCATTCAGCGCGCCTATCTCGAGGCGAGCTATCTGTTCTGGTCTGATCCGGCAAATAACCCTGTGTCGGGTGTAACTGGCGCGCGGATGGTCCATGTCCCTGAATGCGCCGCTTGGACCTGGGACGCACGGCCCTATCCATTTTTCCCCGAACTCACCACTGTCTGGACCGATGGCCCGAATTGGCGGCGTGGGCACTGGCTGACAGGACGGCTGGGAGCGGTGTCACTGGGCGCCCTTGTGAGGCACCTTTGCCTGCGCGCCGGGATGCCGGAGAGCCGCATCGATGTTTCCGGCCTCTGGGGCGCGGTTGAAGGCTATGTGATTTCGGCACTCGAAGCCCCGCGCGCGTCGATTTCGACGCTGGCCCGCCACTTCGGCTTTGATGCCGTTGAGAGCGAGGGCCGCATCAAGTTCCTGATGCGCGGCCGGATCGCCGGTCTGACCATCACACCCGACAGCATGGTGGCCACCGCCTCGGCACAGGGCGATGTGATGGAACTGACCCGCGCGCAGGAGACCGAACTGCCGCAGGCGCTGAAATGGCAGGTCGCCCGCGCCGACGAGGATTATGATGCAGCACAGGTCGAAGCCCGCCGGATCACGGTCGACACCACGCGCATCGCATCCGAGGCGTTCCCGATGGCTGTTCCGCCGGAAGAGGCTGAGCGACGTTGCCGTCGTGCGCTGATGGAGGCATGGGTTGGACGCGAAAGTGCCGTGTTCCGCCTGCCGCCCTCGCGGTTGGCACTGGACCCTTGTGACGTGATCCTGCTTGATCATGATGGCCGCCTGACAGAAATGCGGCTGGTCTCGATTGCGGATTCCGATCTGCGCAGCATCGATGCGGTGCGTCAGGACCGTGCGGTCTACGACCTGCCGCCCGGAGAACCGCGCCCAGCTTCGCTCTCAACGCCGACCGTGTTTGGGGCGCCTGACGTTCTTCTGCTGGACCTGCCGCAGCTGCGCGAGGATCAGCCTGCGCATCGGCCCTTTGCCGTCGCCCATGCAAAGCCGTGGCCCGGTGAAATGGCGGTTTATCGCAGCGCCGCGACGGATGGTTTTGCGCTGCTGACCACTTTTGGCGGCCGCGCCCGGATCGGCGTGACAGCGGAAAATCTCTATGCTGGGCCGGTGTCGCGCTTTGATCTTGGCAATGCGCTGGTGGTCGATCTGTTTTCGGGCACACTAGAAAGCGTCACCGACATCGCGCTCTTGGGCGGGGCCAATGCACTCGCAGTGGAAACTGGTCCCGGGCAATGGGAAATCGTCCAAGCGGGAGCGGCAGAGCTGATCGCGCCGAGACGATATCGCCTGATCCGGCTGCTGCGCGGTCAGCGTGGGACAGAAGGTGCTGTTGTCAGCATCGTCCCGACCGGCGCGCGGGTTGTCGTGCTGGACAACACGCTGGCCTCACTAACGATTTCTGAGGCCGATCTCGGTCTGCCATGGAACTGGCGCATCGGCCCGGCCTCACGCCCGGTTAGCGATGAAACCTTTGTCGCGGCCACATTCACGCCTGAGGGCGCTGGGCTGCGGCCCTTCTCGGGGTGCCATGTTCCACAGCCATGGCGAACAGCACGCAACCCGGGCGACTTGATGATCCGCTGGACACGCCGGTCGCGGTCGCTTGCAGCCGATAACTGGGGTGCGGGCGATGTTCCTTTGGCGGAAGACAGTGAGGCCTATGAGGTGGAAATCTTCGACGGGGCAACTCGCAAGAGAACCTTACAAGTTGCCACACCCTCTGCCCTCTACACCGCCGCCCAGCAGACAACCGATTGGGGCGCTCCCCTTGGCCCCGGCCAATCCCTCGCCATCCGTATCTACCAGCTCTCGGCCCTGATCGGCCGGGGTGCCGTTCGATCCGTCACGCTCACCTTCTGAAAGCAGGACCATGTCCGACATCACCACCCATCTCCTGCTGCCCTACATCTTGGCATCGCAGGCCCAGAAGCATGTCACCCACAATGAAGCGCTGCGGCTGCTCGATGCCATGGTCCAGCTGTCGGTCCTCGACCGAAACCGCACGACGCCAACCGCCAGTCCCGCTGACGGAGACCGACATATCGTGGCCTCGGGTGCCACTGGTCTCTGGGCGGGCTGGGATCTGAATGTGGCCTTCTGGGTCGATGGCGTATGGATGCGGCTGGTACCGCGCTCGGGCTGGCTGGCCTGGATCGCGGATGAGGCCGCGTTCGCTGTGTGGGATGGGTCTGCTTGGGATCCGGTCGGCGTGCCGCAAGATGTGTCGGATGCCATCTTCAGTCTGGTGAACGCCGTTGATCCGACCAAAAGGGCGCTGTTTTCTCTCTCAGGTATCAGCACCGGTACTACGCGCAGCTTTACCCTGCCCA